ATGGGAAAGGACACGACGGGCGTAACTTGTGAGGGGGGCGCCGGAGGGCGGTTCGCCCGGCTGTCCCCGAAGCAGAAACGGGTGATGGGCTGGTGGAGGAGCCGGAAGAAATGGGACGCCATCATTTGCGACGGCGCGGTGCGAAGCGGCAAAACGGCGTGTTTGGGGCTGTCCTTCTTTTGCTGGGCCATGGAGCGGTTTGACGGAAAGGCCTTTGCCCTGTGCGGCAAGACAGTGGGGTCCGTGCGGCGCAATTTGCTGCGGGAGCTGCTGCCCGCCCTGGGTGAGATGGGGTTTGTGTGTGAGCATCGGATCAGCCGAAGTCAGCTGACGGTGACGCTGGGGGAGCGGCAGAACGTTTTTTATCTGTTTGGCGGCAAGGACGAGGGGAGCGCCGACCTGATACAGGGATTGACCCTGGCCGGGGTGCTGCTGGACGAGGTGGTACTGATGCCACGGTCCTTTGTGGAGCAGGCCTGCGCCCGCTGCTCGGTGGAGGGGGCGAAGCTGTGGTTTTCCTGCAATCCCGAGGGGCCGCAGCATTGGTTTTACAAGGAGTGGATCTGCAGAGCCCAGGAACGAAACGCGCTGTATCTGCATTTTACGATGAAGGACAACCCCGCCCTGTCCGAGAAGGTGCGGAAACGATACGCGCAGATGTTTAAGGGGACCTTTTACCGCAGGTTTGTACTGGGAGAATGGGTGGCGGCAGAAGGCCTGGTCTATGACCAGTTTCGGGAGAAGGATTGTCCCGAGGCGCCCGGCGGAGTCATGGAACGCTGGTGCATTTCCTGCGATTACGGGACCATCAATCCGGCGTCCTTCGGCCTGTGGGGGCTACGGGATGGGGTGTGGTACCGGGTGGGGGAGTACTACTACGACTCCAAGCGGTCCGGACGGCAACTGACCGATGGGGAGTATGCAGAACGGCTGCGCAGGCTGGCCCAGGGGCGGGACATCTGGTGCGTGGTGGTGGACCCGTCGGCGGCCAGCTTTATCGAAGTGCTGCGGCGGGAGGGCTGGCGGGTGATAAAGGCGAAGAATGACGTGCTGAGTGGAATTCGGATTACGGCGGAGCTGCTGCGGAAAGGGAAACTGGTTATCTGCAAGGGGTGCCGGGACGCCATTCGGGAGTTTGGTCTGTACCGCTGGCAGGAGGATGGGACCGGAGACCGGGTGCGAAAGCAGGACGACCACGCCATGGACGACATACGCTATTTTGCCGCCACGGTGGTGGCGGGACAGACCGGGCAGGCGCCGGTATTTGCCGGAAGCGTGCTGAGGTCCGGCAGAATATGAAAGGGAGCGAGTGGATGAAATTATTTCAGAAGAAGCACACCCCGGTGCAGGGGGCGGCGGTGCAGGTGCGCAGCAACCCACAGCACCCCTTTGGGGCGCTGGAACACTATGTGCCGCTGCAGGCGGCGGACAGCCGGTTGTACCGGGCCATTCGGGAGGCTGTACCCATTGTGGACGCGGCTATCCTGAAGCTGATCCGTCTGTGCGGCGGTGTGGAGGTGGAAACGGAGGACCGCCGGGCCCAGGAGGGGATGGATCTGTTTTTGCGAACGGTGCCGGCCGGGCGAGGGCAGCGGGGGCTGCAGGCTTTTTTAGATGGGTATTTGGACAGTATGCTGACCTGCGGCAGAGCGGTGGGCGAGATCGTACCGGACCGGCAAGGTCGGGATGTGGCCGCCCTTTTGTGGTGCGACCCGGCGGCGGTGGTCATCCGGCAGGGGGACTCTCCGTTGGAGTTTGAGCTGTGTGAGCAGGGGGTGGGAGAGCCGGAACCCTTTCCCTATCAGGAACTGCTGCTGTTTACCCCATTTCAGCCGGAGGTGGGGAACCCTTACGGCGTATCCCTGCTGCGGTCTATGCCCTTTATGACGGAAATTCTGATGAAGATCTATCAGGCCATCGGGCTGAACTGGGAGCGGGTGGGCAACGTGCGCTTTGCCGTGGTGTGCAAAAACGGCGAGGGGGACGAGCTGTACGCCCGGGAACGCTGTCAGCAGGTGGCCCGGGAGTGGAGCCGGGCCATGCAGGCGGGAAGTCAGGGCAGTGTGCGGGACTTTGTGGCCATGGGCGACGTGGATATCCGGGTGATCGGGGCGGACAATCAGGTGCTGGACAGTGAGGTACCGGTCCGACAAATTTTGGAGCAGCTCATTGCCCGGACGGGTATCCCGCCCTTTATGCTGGGCCTGTCCTGGTCCAGCACCGAGCGTATGAGCAGCCAGCAGGCCGACCTGATGACCAGTGAGATCGGGGCCATTCGCAGAAGTCTGGAGCCGGTGGTGGAGCGGATCTGCGAGACTTGGCTGCGGCTGAACGGCTTTGGTGGCAGCGTGAAGGTCAACTGGAGTCAAATCAAGCTGCAGGATGAGGTGGAGCAGGCCAGGGCGGAGCTGTATCGCCGTCAGGCGGAAAATTTGAAAGGGGACATGGAGGAAGGATGAACGTAAAAAAGCAGGTTGGCCGCACGGCCCAGGTGCAGCCGGACAGCCGGGAGCTGGAGCTGATCAACCGGTTCAGCCGAAAACCGCTGGAGGCACAGGAGGTCTACACCTTTGCGGTGCGGCTGTGCGACAACGAGATCGACCGGGACGGGGAACGGTTTGAGGCCGACACCCTGGAGGAACTGGCGAAGCTGTTTGTGGGCAAGACGGGCATTTTTGACCACCAGTGGACGGCGGCGGGGCAGACTGCCCGGCTGTACCGCACCGAGGTGGTGGAGGAACCCGGCGTGATGACGGCGGCGGGGGACATGGGCCGCTTTTTGAAGGGGTACGCCTACGTGCTGCGGACCCCGGGCAACGAGGAACTTATTGCACAGCTGGAGGGCGGTATCCTGCGGGAGGTCAGCGTAGGCTGCGCGGTAAAGCAGGCGGTATGCTCCGTGTGCGGCAAGCAGGCGGGGGCCTGCGCCCACAGGAAGGGCGAGATCTACGACGGCGAGCTGTGCTACACCAGCCTGCGGGGGGCGGCGGATGCCTTTGAGTGGTCCTTTGTGGCGGTGCCGGCTCAGCCCAAGGCGGGGGTACTCAAGCACAAGGGGTATCACGCTATGAAGGAACTGGCCGGGAAGGAGGGCTGGGCCGAGGACGTGGAACAGTTGGAGAAACAGGCGGAGCTGGGCAGGCGGTATTTGGCGGCGCTGCGCCGTGAGGTGGTGCGGCTGAACGGTCTGACCGGCGAGGGTGTGGAACACGGTGTGATGGAGCGCATTGCGGACAGGCTGGGTGAGGGGGAACTGCTGGAGCTGCGGCGGGTTTACGCGGAAAAGGCGGCGAAGCGGTATCCTGTCATGACGCAGCTGGGTCACGGTGGGCAGGAGCGGGAACAGCCGGCTGACGGCGCGTTTCTGATTTGATTTTGTATCCCGGCGGGATGACCGCTTACGGATAAATAACATTCAGGAGGAGCAAGGATGAGCAAGATTTCGTTTGATGACATTGGCAATGTGATGGCCACCTTTTACGCCGACGAAGGCGTGGAGGATGGTCAGGTGGTCAAGGTGACTGCCAACGGGACCGTGGGCCCCTGCGCCCAGGGCGACGTCTTCTGCGGTGTGGCCGGTCAGGCGCGAAAGGGCGCCGTGGCGGTGCAGGTGGGCGGCTTTATGCAGGTGGGCATCACCGGTGAGGTGGGCCTGGGCCGGGTGAAGCTGGCTGCCGACGGCAAGGGCGGCGTGCAGGCCGATGACAGCGGCGTGGAGGCGCTGGTGGTTCAGACGGAGCAGGACGGCAAGGCCGTTATCTGCCTGTAAGAAAGGGAGGAGAGAACGATGGCATATCAGTTTGACAATTTGAAGCTGGACAAGGGTATGTACCATGAAGCGGGCAAGAGCTTTACTCAGGTGCTGGAGAGCATGGACCCCGACCAGCAGTATAAGGGTACGGCTATGGAGGGTCTGGACGCCTTCCAACGCCAGCTCAAGCGCTTTGATATCAAGGTGAAGGGCGCGGGCAGCGACGTGGTGGAGAAATTCTTCCGCACGGCGGACTCGGCTGTGCTGTTCCCCGAGTACATTGCACGCAGCGTGCGTCAGGGCATGGAGGAGCAGAATATGCTGCCCGCCATTACCGCGGCGGTGACCAAGTTTGACGGCATGGACTACCGCTCCATCACCGCCCAGACCGGCGATGACGCCAAGAAGCTGCGCCGGGTGGAGGAGGGCGCTGCCATTCCCGCCACCACGGTGAAGGTGCAGGACAATCTGGTGCAGCTGCACAAGCGAGGCCGTATGCTGGTGGCTTCCTACGAGGCTATTCGTCATCAGAAGCTGGACCTGTTTTCCGTTACCCTGCGTCAGATCGGCGCCCACATCAACCGTATGCATTTGGAGGACGCCATCGACGTGCTGATCAACGGCGACGGCAACAACAATCCCGCGCAGGTGTTTCAGGCGGCGGGCGAGGGCGTGCTGACCTATGAGGATCTGGTGGATTTCTGGGCCAAATTTGACCCCTATGAGATGAACACTCTGCTGGTGAGCAACGATATGATGGTCAAGATGCTCAAGCTGCCCGAGTTCCAGAACCCCGCCACGGGCCTGAACTTCCAGGGTACCGGCAAGCTGACCACGCCCCTGGGCGCCACCCTGCTGCGCACCAGCGCCCTGCCCGCCAACACCATGATCGGTCTGGACCGCAATTACGCCCTGGAGATGGTGCAGGGCGGGGACGTGATGATCGAGTACGACAAGCTCATTGACCGCCAGCTGGAGCGCGCGGCCATTACCAGCACCAGCGGTTTTGCCAAGCTGTTCGGTGATGCGGCCAAGGTGCTGAAGGTGTAATGGTCCGGCAGATGGCGGAGATCGCCCGGTCTTTGGGCCGGGTGGAGGAGCGGGAGTACGGCGCCCTGGACGGCCTGTGTGAGGCGGCCTGTCGGCAGATGCGGGAGCGGCTGCGTCCGGGCGTGAAGCCGGAGGACTGCGGGCAGTGCTTTGTGCTGGCCGGGGCGTGGATGGCTCTGGCCGGGCTGGAGGTGAGCCGGGCAGTGGGTCAGGCGGAACGGTTTACTGCCGGAGATATGAGCGTACAGGCCGGCGACGCCGGACGGCGGGCCGACCGGCTGCGCAGGCAGGCGGAGAACCTGATGGTCGGCTGGCTGCGGGATGAGAAATTTATGTTCTGCGGAGTGGATGGCGTATGATGCGAGAAAACATCGACAGGGAGCTGGAGCGGTATGGTCGCGCGGTGACGGTGTACACCCCACAGTATCCGGAAGGTGCGGTGGAGAAGGTCATGCTTCAGCCGGAGAGGACCCGGGGGACGGCCAGGGCCGTCCCCTCCCCGCTGGGGTGGAAAAAGCAGGGGCGGTTTATCTACCTGGGACCGGCGCACGTCCCCCTTGAAGGAAAATGCGGGCTGGAGGCGGAGGGTGTGCGATACAGCCTGAGAAATGCGCGGCCGGTATACGCCGGCGGGGAACTGACACACTGGTGGGCGGTGCTGGAGGAGGCGTGGGAATGAAACCGGATGCGTTACAGGAGAGCATGGCACAGTTCCTGCGGGACAACGAGATCCCGGCGGTGGCCAGTTGGCCCAGGGGGTGCCGTCAAGGACCCGGAGAGGCTGTTGTGCTGGTGGGGCTGGACAAGCTGGAATGTCAGCCTGTGGGGCTGCAGGACTATTTGGGCCAACGGCTGGATGAGGAAACCGGCCGGGTGGTGGAGTGGTACGGACGCAAGGCGGCGCTGGAGTTCGCGCTGGATATTTTGGCCCCGGCTGAGGTGGGGGCGCAGGCGTGCAGACAACTGCTGCAGCGACTTGTACAGGTGCTGCACAGCAAGCGGCCCAACGGGTTGACGGTACGTAAGCTGACGGCGAAGGAGATCGAATTTGACCAAAAGGAGGGGCTGCTGCGGCTGGAGTGCGCCATAAGCTGCGAGGGCTGGGTGTGGGCCAGCGGTGACGAGGCGGCGGACATCCTTGATTTTACCTTGAGAGGGGATTGGAACGGATGAGTATTACGGCCCATGAAAGACCGGGAGTCTATACCGAGTATGAGGCGGCGACCGCGGTGAGCGGGTCTGCGGGGAGAAAGAATGTGGGTTTGGCAGTGAAGCTGACGGACCCGGCCCAGTCGGTATGGACCATTACCCGTTATGAACAGGCGGTGGAGGCTTTTGGCGCCGAACAGGGGGAGGATGCCACGGCGCTGGTGCGGCTGCTGCTGCAGAATGGCGCGGCCCAGGTGACGGTATTCCCTGTGGTGGACCAGGACTATGCCGAAGCCTTTGCGGCTATGGCGGCTACGGAGGATCTGGCGGTGGTGCTGTGCGACAGCACCGATTTGGCGGTGCAGCAGGCGCTGCGGGACAGTGTGGCGGCGGCTTCGGCGGCCCAGCGAGAGCGCATTGCCGTGGCGGCGGGCGCCGCGGAGGAGCGTGTGGAGGAACTGGTGGCCCGGGCGACCGGGCTGAACAGCGAGCGCGTGGTGCTGGTGGCCCCCGGCTGCGTGGATGAAGAGGGAACGGTCGGTTCCGCAGTGGCGCTGGCGGCGGCGGTGGCCGGAGCGATCGCGGGGCTGAGCGATCCTGCGGTTCCCCTTGGCGGTGCGCAGCTGATGGGTCTGTACGGTTTGGCGGCGGCATACAGCGATGAGGAACTGGACGTGCTGATTCGCGGCGGTGTGACGGTGGCGGAGCGGGTGGCCGGCGCGGTGAGTGTGGTGCGTGGGGTGACCACGCGGACCACCACGGCGGGTGCGGCGGACGGTACCTGGAAAGATCTGGCGGCGATTTTGGTGGTGGATGACGTTATTCCCACCATTCGCAATGCCCTGAAAAGCCGGTTCCGCCGGGCAAAGAATACGGCCCAGAGCCGGGGGGCTATCCGCTCTCAGGTGGTGCTGGAGCTGGAGAACAAGCTCAGCCGGGAGATCATCACGGCCTATGACGGCGTCAGCGTGGTACAGGATAGTCAGGAGCCTACCAGATGCCTGGTGGACTTTGCCTTTACGGTGACCCATGGCATCAATCAGATTTGGCTGAGCGCCCACATTACGGTTTAAGGAGGGACAGGATGACGGTGACAGGATTTCCCACCAGCAATGATATTTACCTGGAGGTGGGAGGTAAAAAGGTGGCCGTGGTGCAGAGCTACAGCGCCAAGGCGACCAAGACCAGCGGCACGGTGGAGGCCTTTGGTGAGAAGGAGCCGGTGGCTACCATGGCCGGCTCGGTCAAGCACGAGCTGGAGCTGGCACGGCTTTATGCCACCGACGAGGCGCTTCAGGACGGCATTGATTTTTACAAGCTGGAGGGCTTTTCGCTGGTGATCGTCAAGCCGGACAAACGTATCATTTATTCCGACTGCCAGTGGAGCAACATCAGCGAGGAGGCCGGTTTGGGCACCATGGTGCTGGAGAAGGTGAAGGTAGTGGCCTCCAAGCGCATTGTGACGGCGGTGTGAGCATGGATTGGGGGCTGTTGAGCGGGCCGGAACGGCTGAAGCTGGAGCATGGGCAGCAGCTGCGGTTACTGAGTGCGTTTGAGGTGCTGCAGGCCAGGGCGGAGGCCCGCAGTTTGGCAGGTGAGGAGCGGGAGATGGCCCTGTGTGCCAACGCGTGCCTGCTGGCCAGGGCGGTTTTATGCCACGGCGCGCCTAAGTTCCGGGACGGAGAGCAGGTTTTGAGGGAACTGACGGCGGAGCAGATCGGAGGGTTGGCCCGGCTGTGGATGGAGTTTAACCGACGGGTCAATCCCGGTCCGGGGATGGATGAGGAGGAGGCGGACAGGCTAAAAAAAGCCTGGGGCACGCCCGGGAGGAGCGGCTGTACTGGCGCGTGCTGCGAACCTTCTCAGCCCTGCCCACGGAGGACCGGGTCCGGAGCATGACGGACCGGGAGTTTTTGTGGTGCGCGTTGAACCTGATATTGGACGATGAGGAAGAACTGGCGGGTTTGTGTCCCGGCTGCAGGGACAAGGCCATGGAGGAGCGGTGCGTCAGTTGCGGGGCGCCGCTGGCTACGTGGGAGGAGTCGGTCAACCAGGGGTTTGACCGGGAACGATTTGAACGGATGAAACGGGGGTTACGGAAGTGACCGACTATTTGGAACTGCTGCTGGAGCCGGTGCAGGAGCGGGAGGACGAGGACGACGCGTTTATGTGGCGGCGGTGGGTGGTCCGGCCCGGTGGGGGGAAGAAAGAGGAAATGGGGCAGACCACGCGCCGGGACACTGCTCCGGAGCAGGGGGAATGGGCGGCGGACGCAAAAACGCACGGCGGGGAGGCTGTATCGGAGGACGGAAAGCGGGCAGGCCCCATGGAGCGGTTGGCGGCGCTGGAGCGGGCGGTGGTCCGTGGGAGAGCGGAAACGGTCGGGCAGAGCAGAGGACTGCGTTTGCGCCGGGCGGAGGACACCCGTGAGGCGGAGCGTCGAGGGGACCGGAGCGCGGAGGATATGCGGTCGGGGGTGCGGCGAGAGCTGGCCGGGGAGCTGGACGCGGCCTTTGAACGGGACGCCCGGAGGTATGACGGCCCCCTGCGGCTGTTTTGATGAGATAATGGGGCAGAGGTGACGAAGATGAAATTGAGCCCGATGAAATACAAGAACTATACCTGGCCGCACAATCCAAGGGTTTATACCATCGACTACCAGCGGCAGGTGGCGGTGGACAAGGTTCCCTTTGGAGTGTATCGGCTGCAGGATCTGGGCAGGACCCGGCGCGTGATGCGGGGGGAGGGCGAGTTTGTGGGCAAGAATGCCTACGCCCAATTTGGTGCCTTGGCCAATGTGTTCTACCGGGAGGGGCCGGGGAAACTGATCCACCCCCTATGGCAGACGGCCAATGCCCACTTTGTGGAGCTGAGGCTGAAGCAGGAGCCGCGGCCCGACTATGTGAGCTACAGCTTTACCTTTTGGGAGGATCTGGGCTGTTATGACGGCAAGCTGAAAGAGGTGGCGCAGAAGGCCCAACAGTCCGAGCAGCAGGACGGTGTGGTACACACGGTGGTGAAGGGGGACACCCTGTGGGCCATTGCAAAGCGCTACGGAGTGACACTGGAGCAGCTTCTCAAGAAGAACCCGGACATCAAAAATCCCAACAAGATCTGGCCCGGGCAGAAAGTGGTGATCAAGTGAATGGGTGGCTGTTAACGGCAGATGGAAAGCGCTGGGAGCTGCCCGCCATGCTGGAGTGGGAGCTGGACTACGGCTGCGCCACGCCCTGTGACAGCTTTCGGGTGGTCTGCTTGTGGAGCGCGGGGCAGGAGCGACTGCTGGCGGGAGCGGTGCGGTTTGAGGCCTGTGAAGGAGAGGAAACTGTGTTTGTAGGCGTGGTGGACGAGTGCGTGGTGACCCGGGCGGACGGCGGAGAGCGGTTGGAGATCAGTGGACGGGGGCTGGCGGCGCTGCTGCTGGACAACGAGGCCCAGAGCGCGGAGTACGCGGCAGCCACGCCGGAGGATATTTTGCGTGATCACGTGCGGCCCTACGGCATTGAGGTGGCCAGGCAGGACGCCCTTCCCGCGGTGCGGGGGTTTGCCATATCCGCAGGCAGCAGTGAGTGGTCGGTGCTGTACCAGTTTGCACGGTTTTACGGCGGCATTACCCCACGGTTTGACCGGAAGGGCAGGCTGATTTTGGCCGGGTGGGACGACAGTGTGACGCGAAAGGTCGATGGGAAGACGGCGGTCACAGCGCAGATCATCAAATTTTGCCGGTACGGAGTACTCAGCGAGGTTTGGGTATGGGATCGCGGGAAGTCGGCCAAGGTGGAGAAGGTTGTGGATCAGGCTTTTAAGGATGTCGGCGGACAGAGCCGCAGGATGATCACCATGCCGGAGAAGAGCGATTATCAGGCCATGCGCTATCAAGGACAGTATCAGTTGGAGAAGTCCCGCCAGCGACAGGTGGAGCTGGAGCTGGAACTGCCGGTGGTCTTTGCGGCCTGGCCGGGGGAATTGGTCGAGGTGGCCCGAGGGGACGCGGCTGTTGACGGGACGTGGCGCGTGGCCCGGGCGGTGGTGAGCATGGATGATGGCGGCTACCGAACGCGATTGGAGTTGCTGCCCCGGACATCATGCTGTGAG